GAATAATAGAGTCAGAGCAACAAGTCCTGCACTTTGGGTAACAGGAGAGGGTGCTCCAGACTTCACACCTTCACAGTGGACTCACTCGGCAGAGTCACATGAATCCTATCTAGACCCCCATACGACATTTAACAATCTATATTCAGATGGTAGCCAAGTTAGAAACAATAAGAAAAAAAATAAGAAGTAAAAAGAAACTTGGTTTTTCTGAAAGAGCTAGAGCAGTAAGCAAAGGATTATTACCAAGTGCCTCTAAAAAAAGGAAAAAGTCAAAAGGTAGTAAGTAGTAACATAAGAAAGCTAAAGAAAGAGGGTAAACCTCATAAACAAGCAATAGCTATAGCACTTTCTACTGCAGGATATAAACAATCTAATCTAAAAGAAGGACCTAAAAAAGATAGACTTGTTAAATTACTTATGAAAGCTAGACGTGACGTTGGACAGGCTTTGAAAGAAAAAAGTAAAACAAAAGAACGTTTAGCTAGAAATAGAGTACAAAAATATAAAGTAGCTTTAGGAGAAAGAAGTGGCAGTAAAAAGAAAAAGTAAAAGCACAGTCAACAAAGCAGGTAACTATACTAAACCTGCTCTACGCAAAAGAATATTCAATAGAATAAAAGCAGGAGGCAAAGGTGGTGCTCCGGGTCAATGGTCTGCACGTAAAGCTCAGATGATGGCTAAAGCCTACAAAAAAGCAGGTGGAGGATATAGAAACTAATGCCACATTATACTAGACCATTAAAGAAAGTTATAGGTAAGTTAAAGAAAGCATCTAAAGCTCATGCAAAACAAGCTAAAACTTTAACAAGAATAATGAAAGACCAAAAGAAGGGGTATAAGAAAGTTGTTAAAAAGAAAAAAGCGTGACCCGAAAGTGGGTACCGGGAAGAAACCGAAAGGTTCAGGGAGACGCTTATACACGGATGAAAACCCTAAAGACACAGTTAGCATCAAGTTCGCCACCCCAACCGATGCAAGAAACACAGTTACAAAAGTTAAAAAGGTCAATAAGCCTTATGCGAGAAAGATACAAATACTTACTGTCGGTGAGCAAAGAGCAAAAGTAATGGGTAAGACCCAAGTTGTAAGCATATTTAAAAAAGCAAAAGAAAGTTTAAAAAGAGCAAATGACAGAAAAAAGAAAAAGGTGTAAGACTTGCGAATGTTACGACTGCGACTGCGAAGAATGCTCATGCGATTGTCATCATAATGATAGAGTTCTTACTGATATTCATGATAGACAAACAGATAGTCAATCAGACTCAAAGATTTAAAAGCATTGACAGATGCTTATATTTTGCAGAAAGACTGCATAACCAACCAGCAATACCAACAGAGGATGGAAGCAAACGTATAACTGCATATTGTAAACCTGTAAGGAAGTAGAATGTTAGCAGAATTAGCAGCTGCAAATGCTGCCTTCGGTGTAATAAAAAGTTTTATAAGCAACGGAAAAGAATTAGCAAGTTGTGGAAAACAGATTTCTGATTTTGTTTTTGCAAAAGAACAAATAGAAAAGAAAGCTAAAAAACAAAGAGCCAAAGGTGTACGCACAAATGATTTAGAAGAGTTCATGGCTTTAGAAAAGATAAAGCAACAAGAAGAAGAACTCAAACAAATTATGATATATGCAGGTAGACCGGGATTGTGGCAAGATTGGCAGAGGTTTCAAGCAGAAGCTAGAAAGTCAAGACGATATGCAGAGAAGATGGCTCAGAAAAGAAAAGAAGAACTTCTTGAAATGATGGGTTACAGTATAGCTTTTATAGCCTTACTAGCATTTGGAGGAATGGTGTTATACTTTGTAGGTAAATGGACAGGTAAATTATAATGGCACTTAAAAAATCACAGAGGTCTTTAGTTGCGTGGACAAAACAAAAATGGAGAACCAAGTCAGGTAAACCTAGTACACAAGGGTCAAAGGCTACTGGTGAACGTTATTTACCTGAGAAAGCAATTAAGGCTCTTTCTGCCAGTGAATATGCCCGTTCTTCGGCTGCTAAACGAAAAGCGAAACGAGCAGGTAAACAATTTTCTAAACAACCCAAAAAGGTTGCAAAGAAAACATCAAGATTTCGTAAATTCTCGTAAGGTAATAGAAAAATTAAAAGCAGAAAGATTAAAGGAAAAGATAGAAAATGATACAAGCACTAATAGGACCAATCGCAAATCTCGCAGGAACATGGTTTCAAAACAAACTAGAAAAAACAAAAGCAGAAGGTAAAGCAAAAGTAGCAGAAGCAAAAGCTAGAGCAACTGTAGCAGAGAAAGTAGCTACAGGACAAATAGAGTGGGAAGGCAAGATGGCAGATGCTACAAATGATAGCTGGAAAGACGAGTTTGCTTTAGTAGTATTATTAGCTCCTGCAATTTTAGTCTTCATTCCGGGAATGAGAGAGTATGTACAAAGTGGGTTTGAAGTGTTAGCAACATTACCTGATTGGTATCAATACTTATTATATATTGCTATATCTGCATCATTTGGTATCAAGGGTGTAGGTCAAGCAGCAAAGATGTTGAAACGCAAGTGAGTATAAAAACCTTGACATTTTTGCAAATATCTGCTATAATTAATAGCATAGGAAATTACTTTTATCGTAAACACGTTGAGTCTCTACACGCAGAACAACGTAGACAAGGACTTAGAAGATGAACATTAATACATTAAGAGAAGAAATAGAAGCTGACGAGGGATGTGTCTATAAAATATATCGTTGCAGTGAAGGTTATCCTACTGCAGGTATAGGACATTTACTGACCGAGTGGGATGAAGAGTATTATGATAAGCCTATTGGAACACCTGTTCCTGAAGAAAAAGTTCAAGAATGGTTTGTAAATGATGTTCAAACTGCGATTAATGATTGTAATGATATATTTAATAGTTTTGAAAAGTTACCTGAAGATATACAACACGTATTAATTAATATGGCTTTTCAATTAGGAAAGCCTCGTTTATCTAAATTTAGACTGATGATTGCTGCAGTAGAAATGGAAGATTATCGTGAAATGGCTTTGCAGATGGAAGACAGTAGATGGTTTAAGCAAACTCAAAACAGAGCACAACGTTTGATTGATAGAGTTGTGCGACAAGGTGTACCTATATGAGTACAAAGAAAAGAGAACTATCAGAAAGACAGAAAAAGTTTCTAGAAGTTTTGTTTGACAAAGCTAATGGAGACCCTGTACAAGCAAAACTACTTGCAGGATACTCAGAACATTCTGCTACTTCTGCTATTGTTGCATCTATGAAAGATGAAATAATGGAAGAGACACAACTGTATATGAGTCGTAATGCACCTAAAGCAGCAGTCGCTATGGTAAGTGGTATTGATGACCCAACACAGTTAGGTATTAGAGATAGACTTGGTGCAGCAAAAGAGTTACTTGACAGAGTAGGTTTAATTAAAACTGAGAAAGTACAAGTAGAAGCATCAGGTGGTGTAATGTTATTACCACCAAAGAAGAAGTGATGGATAGAAGTTTAGGTAAGTGGAAGTTACCACAACCAACAGATTTAAAAGATGAAGAACAAAAAGAGTGGATACAGATACCACGTATAGCAAGAATAACACCTTTTGGATACAAGGTAAACGAAACAGATAAAGAATTACTTGACCCTATACCCTATGAGTTGGAAGCATTAGAACTAGCAAGAAAGTATATAAAACAATATTCTTTGAGACAAGTTGCTAATTGGTTAACTACCAAAACAGGTAGAGAGATATCACACATAGGATTAAGGAAAAGATTACTACATGAACGACAACGTAAGAACAAGGCTAGAACTCTTAAACGATGGTCTGAATATGCCGAAAAGGCAATACAAAAAGCGAAAGCCATTGAAGAAAGTAGAGTCGGAGCAAAAGCCTAAAGTAGTAGATGATATAGAGTCTATACCTGTTGAAGAACAGAATGTAGTATTTAAACCAAACGAAGGACCTCAAACAGAGTTTCTTGCTTCTCCTGAAAGAGAAGTACTGTATGGTGGTAGTGCAGGTGGTGGTAAGTCATATGCAATGTTAGCAGACCCACTACGTTATATGAACCATCCACAGTTTAGTGGATTACTACTTAGACATACAACAGAAGAGTTAAGAGAACTTGTTTGGAAGTCAAGAGAATTATATCCTTTAATATACAAAGGAATAAAGTGGTCTGAAAGAAAGATGCAATGGGTAGCTCCATCAGGTGCAAGACTGTGGATGTCATACCTAGACCGAGATGATGATGTATTAAGATATCAAGGTTTAGCTTTTAGTTGGATAGGCTTTGACGAATTAACACAATGGGCAACACCATTTGCTTGGAACTACATGAGGTCAAGATTACGTTCTACTGCCACAGATTTACCTGTGTATATGAGAGCAACAACGAATCCGGGAGGTCCGGGTCATCAGTGGGTTAAGAAAATGTTTATTGACCCTGCACCTTATGGAAGAGCATTTGATGCTACAAATATTGAAACAGGAAAAGTTCTCAAGTATCCTGATGGACATAGTAAAGCAGGTCAAGCATTATTTAAAAGAAGATTCATACCTGCTAGATTATCTGATAATCCATACTTATCAAATCAGGGAGACTACGAAGCAATGCTTCTTTCCTTACCTGAACACCAACAAAGACAGTTGCTTGAAGGTGATTGGGATATTAAAGAAGGTGCTGCTTTTACTGAGTTTGATAGGGATATTCACGTTATTGAACCTTTTGACATTCCAAGAAATTGGGTTAAGTTTAGGTCTTGTGATTATGGTTATGGCTCT